ACTTTAGTTCTATTTGGTAAATTATATTCATCTGTTTTTGCAGTTACTTCTCCACTTGTAATTGTATGTGTATATACAAACTCATCATATACTGATTGAATAGTATTACCGAATAGCTCTACAGCTATATTAACTAAATCATTTATAACAGTATCAATACCACTAAAATTTCTACCTATAATACTTTTTACTTTAGTTCGTATGTTACTTCTATCGTAATTTAATTCACTACGCATTATTTACCACCATTTGCTTCTACCCAGTCTTTTCTAACTTTTTCTCCGCCAGGTATTTTATAGTTATTTGTATTTCTAACTTCTTCTCTTACGTCTCGGTTTGCTCCTATGTTATAATCACTAAGACTACCTATGTTCATATACTTTGTTTCAAATATTATATGGTCTTTAATTCTTTGACATAATGTATATCCCATATAACTAAATACTTTTTTATTGCCAGTAAATCCTGCTCTACTTGCATTAGATAATTTGGTAAATACTAATTGATACCAAGCATTATCTTGTTCGGTCCATGACCTAACAAATTGCATAAGTTCTGAATTTGGTTCTGCTAATAAATATAATAATTCTAATTCTAAATCGGATTCTGTCATGCAATTAAATGTAGGACCAGAGGACAAGACTCTACAAATCTTGCCCTCTTTATCCAATGGATTAAAGTGCACTCGATTTAAGTGAACTCTATACCACATTTAGGCAACTCCATTACCGTCAGGAATTAACTCGTAATATACAAGATAATATCCGTCACCAGCTGTTGAGCCACCAGCACCTTGTACTTTTCTTTCAAAGTGTAAGATGTCAGTGTCTTGTACAAAGAACGGAGTTAATGCCGCTTCTATTGTAATACCAGCTGCTGTAGTATTTGGAACTGTCAATGTTACTTTTTCAGCTCTAGATACGCTGTTTACTGTATCAGTAAAATCTAATGATACTACTGGGTCAGTAGACGTAGCTACAACTGCAGTTTGTACGATAAATTCAAATCTATGGATAACCATAGGATGATTCACTTTGAAGGTAAAATCATCACCAGCTGAACCGTCAAGGTCTGCTGATACTGGAATTATCATAGCGTTTACTTTACTATTAAAAGCCATTTTTATTTACCTCCTAGTCGTTAGAATGAATTCTAACTAAATGATATTCACCGTCAGTTGAATTAGTCCAAACTTTTTTGAACCCTGTCAGTGCGTTCCAGGCAACACCTGTGAATCTACCAAAGTCCCAAGATTCTATCATAGTAGATTCTGCTTGTGCAAGCACCTCTACTACTGGCTCGAATCCTAAGATAATTGCTTCACCATTGTGTGATGACCCACCGATTGTGTTAGAAAGAACATTGTTCTCTTCTACCATTCTCATTCCAAAGTATTGACCAATTTCACCGTTAATTAACGATTCTGGTTGGTCATATTTGTGTAAGTCTACAATGCTTCCGCTTGCAGTATCTTCAAATAGTTTTGCCATTGCAAATGGTGAGAACACACCTAAGTAATTGTTCCCATCATATTTTGGTACATTATCAGTTTTAAGATTTCTGATAAGGTCTCTTATGTGTGCAGATGTAATACTTGCGCCTGCACCTGTACTTACAGTTCCATCTTTATCTAATGTTCCTGCAGTTGTTGATGTTGGTGTGTAGAATACGTCAGCGTTTTGGAATTCAGTACCAGCAATCTTATCCATAGATTCAGCAACGTTCATACTTAATATTTTTTTCAATGTTTCATCAACAGAGTATTCCGCGAGTGTTTGTGCTTTTCTAGTGTAAGATACACCGTTACCATATTCGTTTACTGTAGCGACTACAAAACCAACATTTGGTTTTTGCATAGGTAATGACTGTAGTTCAGAAATTGTACCAGTTGCAGTACCAAGTTTTTGATACTTTTCGATTTCAACTTGAGAACCTTTGTTTTTACCATATGATTGAATTGGCTTAGACAGTGTTCTAAACTGCATCATGTTACCAGCTTGAAATCTGATATCAGAATCAATTTTGATTTTAGCAAGTCTAGCCTCTTCGTTTAAGTAGCTTATAGCTCCTTGTGGCATAATCAATAACCTCCTTTATAAATTATTGTTGTTTTCTTCTGATAGTTGTTTGTTGTCTATAACGCTTTTCTAGAAACTTAAAATAATCGTTGTCGTCTCCTAGAGGAGCATCGTTTTCTGGTGACAATAAATTACCATCAGGTGTCGGAGAAGGCTGCCCTGCTACATCCATTTCACCTTTTGGTGACACTTTTGGAGCAACTTCCTTCTCTGCTGTTTCTTCTTGTTTTTCTTCTTGTTTGTTGCGTACTTTGTTAAACTTATCTAACGCACTAGCAAATCTTTCTTTTACTGGTGCATCTTGTGCTGTTGCAAGAAGTAATGCATCAAATACTTCTACCTCTTCTGGTGTCATTGTTGATACATATTTTTCATGTAGTGTAGATGCTTGAACCATATTTGATGTTAATTCCATCTGTTGTTCTGGTGACATCTTTGACATGTCTACCCCGGCTGGAGTTAACTTAGCTGCTGCGTCTTTAGCAGTTATATTGACTCTTGCATCGTCACTATTCGTTTGTGGTGTTGTCTCTTTTGACATTGTTTAATACCTCCATCATTTCTTCGGGTGACATTTGTGCTTGTCCATTGGCTTGTGTTGGATTTGCCATTGGTTGTTGCGGTTGTTGTGGTTGTTGTGGTTGTTGTTGAGCTCTTTCTTGTTGTTGTCTCAATACATCCATGTTTAATATATCTTCTGGTAGTTCATCAAATGATTCAAAAATTCTTTCTACAAATTTAATTGGGTCAATTGCACCAGCAACCTGTGGCATGTTACCTATAACATTTACTATCTGCATTAACTTGTTAAAGTTTGTCATTTTCAGAACTTTACCTGATATACCTCTAACAACTATTCTAGCTTCTCGTATAATATTCATACGTTCATTAAATGATAGTCCTAGCAGTTGTTTAATTGGGCTGTCCTCATCTTGTGTATACATAGGTTCATGGGATACGTCGTCTATATAAATTAACTCTGTATGTAATATCATTTCTAATGATGGTTCAATAATACTACGTTCTATCTCACTAGCTATGTCTGTAAAGAAACTAGCAGTTTCTTGTGACTTTTGACTAATCTCTTGTGCTGTAGGTCTTCCTTTACTTGTTGGTTGTCCTTGGAAAAATTCGTTTTGAAAAGACCTATTTTGTATTAACCTATCTATAACAAACAATAAGTTTGTTGCATTAGGATTTAAGTTTTGATTATATACTTGATTAATTGTATTAGGAGCTGTTACAGGATATAAACGTCCTGGTGTTATAGAACCAAAGAGATGAGCTTTACCACTCTCAACATTTGTAGAAACTAATTCATAAACTCCTAATGTTGACATACGGAAAGCATCTAATAATAAATTCATGCTTTCTACATATGATGATAACAAACTTCTTAGTTTAGATATATAACCTCTTCCGTAACGTCCTTGTAATACTTTCATTGGAAATCCACATACATATGGAAATCTTCCGTTTGGTAAATTATTTTTACCATAATAAACAACTGTATCATCACCGGCTATAATAAAATGTACATTACGGTCTAACACAGCGCCTCGTTTGTCTGAAATATATTTTGCATATACATAACAAAGTTTTACTTGAGATAAATGATTTTCTTCTTGGTCTCCATTATACATCATACTTCTCATAACTTTGTTTGTATTAGTCCAACCATTTACTCTAGCTAATCTTTCATAGTCAGCCAAGCTAACAGTTTTCATTTCTATAATATAGCTATCACCATTAGGGTCTAGCATTATGTTAAATGGGTTTACTGCTTGTACAGAAGTTTTACCCAATATCTCTGATTGCTCTTCTATTTCACCACTAGTTTCGTCTACACGCGGATAAGTTTGCTCATCATAAGTGTATTTAATTTTTGTATAATATGGACTTGTTAGTAATGAAAATTTAAGTGCATCTCCAAAAACTA